TAGTAGTAGAGGCTGGTACTGTGTAGACTGTCGTAAGTGATGTACCTACACTTGCCTTTGTTTTTAATTTGAATGTATTTGCCATTATTTCTCCTAGCCCAATGCGATTGACATAGCTACTGCATCACCGGAGGCCTCAGAGGTGCTAGGCACTCCTAAGTTAGTTCTGGCGGTTGCAGCGCTATCCAAGTCACTAAGGTTGTTAGAATTCTCCATCTTGTCATCATTTAGATTAGAGAAGTTTGAGTCAACCTCGTTATTAGTCAGAGGCGACCCTTTAGTGGCTCTATTTACTATAGTAGACATAAGCTCACCTCCTACCTAAACTAAGTAGCTGATAGAGTAATAGTCCAAGTGACAGTCATAGTATCGTCTGCAGCCTTATTAACTACGTCAAATACAACACGTGACAACATATCACCAGTAGCAGCTGTGCCATGGTTGAAGATACCTGCTTCTTTAACTGCACCAGTAGCATCACCTGCTTCGAAAGAGGCAACATATGTTACTTTGTGTTTAGTAGCCGAAGGGATAGTAGTTGAATCTAAAGCTTCTCTTGAGCCTAGAATAGATACTAAGTCAGTCTGACCAGCTGCTTCAGCTGTTGAACTAGAGCCTAGTGCCATATGAGACATTACAGCTTTAGATGTGCCCGTCATACGGTCTACAATGTACTCCAAACCTTTCTGTACCACAAGGTTCTTTTCAGTGCGCTCTTCTTTAACATTACCGTCTTTGTCTTTTAGGACAATGTTCAGTTGACCAGAGAGCTTCAAGTTATCGTTAATCATAATTAACTCCTATTAAAATGTTCTGGAAGCCCCGACATAGTCTTCCTCAAAAAATGTGAAGTCGCAATAACCTTGACTTCTTAGTGACCCCGCGTCGGTCAACGAGGGCAGTTCGTTAAATACTTTATTCGGCACTATATCTGCCGATTCGGTAACGCTAGGACTTTCCGTGAAAGGCGCTAGCGTCATTTGCACCTCTAAAGCGTCACTTAAAACTGGTGCTTCACTAAGTAGTTTACCAAAATTTAAGTCTTGCGAATCAGTAAATGAGGGAGTCTCATCAGGGCTCTTCGCTACCGTTAATGTAGACGCGTCTGATACACTGGGGGTTTCATCGAAACTCCTAGTAAATTCTATTGTTAAAAGAACCGTATCTGTAATGTCCGCTACGTTAGTAAGGTTCTTAAAGTATTGCATCTCTTGGTCATCAAGAACTGAAGCAGTACCATCTATGTCATCAGTAACCCCTACCGTATCGTTTAGTACCTTAGCAAAAGCTAGAGTCTCTGAGTCAGTAAAATTACCGGCATCTTGTGTGTTTTTAAAGAAAGCTAGGGTATCTATCGAGTCAACTAATGATGGAGCGTCGCTTAATGCCTTACTAAACGCTTTCCAGTCTTCATCTACAATAGAAGCTAAATCGCTTTCTACTTTACTTAAATCATATGTGGCATCATCAGAAGTAGTTGGGTCATCTGATAGAGGCCTATTGAATGCAATAGCGTGGGCGTCTACTATATCTGCGGTATGAGCAAGGTTCTTGTAAAAATCGAAAACTTCAGTGTGTGATACTGAAGGAGTATCTTCGATAGTTTTATTAAACGCTACCACTGCTGCGTCAGCAGTAGATGAGCCCTCGGAAATTGATTTAAAGAATTCTAGTGTGAACTCGTCGATAGCTCCTGTGCCATCATAAACGTTAATAGCACCTTCAAACTCTTTCTCAATTAAGAAGTGACCTAGCTCTACAGCCATGGCTATAGGCAGTCTTTTTGTTTCTAATGAAATCCCTAACCGTTTAACAGCGGCTTCGAGAGCTGCAATTGCAACGGTGGATTTCAGAATCATGCGAAGTCTTCCCTTATTTTAAACTTGAGAATGTCGTAGAGGGTTTCTCTAATACCGGACGCTCTAATCACTTCAATTTCACCTTGGTAAGTACCTGCGTCTTGGTCTAGTTCTCCTGTTGACCAGTTGACAACCGCAGTACCTAAAGTACCCGGAGAATCAATGAACAGCGATTTACTAAACAAAACCGTAGTTGCTCCCGCAGCGCGGAAGTGTAAGTACACAGTAGCGCCGGTTAAATCCGTCGCGGTACCTGTGTCTTCATCAGTGAAAGTAAGGCGTAGCTGTGGGCCTGTATCACCTTGAACATATTTATAAGTCTCCGCCATATAGTCTCCTATGCAAATCCAATTGGTGCTACGCGCATATTAACACGCCTAGTGTCTCGTCCTTTAGCTGCACACGCAGCTTGATTGAACTTAGTTTTATACATCATTGATAACTCAGGGTCGCTCCACTCCTTATTAGGAATGCCTGCAATAGTTGCAATTGCTCCTGCCGCAATAGAGCGTCCGTGGGACTCAAAAATAAAGTCTTCTACACCCGTAGCTGTTAACTTAGGTTTAATAACCGACGTACCTACAAACGTGTGCTTAGTGTTAGGAGTAGGATAAAAACGAATACTCTCGTCATCTAAAACACTAAAGCTTGTAGGGGTTCCTTTAACTGTAGTACCGTCAGCCTCTAAAGGAGGAGCGATATGTCTCTCAGAAACTCTAGATAAAGCCACGCCGTCTAGGTTTAAGAAAATTATAGTTTCTAGTATTGCATTTGTTGGGACGTCTAACTCGTAGTCAGAAGTATTAGCGCTAGTATAATCCGGGTCGAAGGTGTATCGCCACACTTCACTTTTAGCGCAGAACTCAGCTGCAGCCTCTTGTAAGTGGGACTGAATAACAATCTCAGGACATCCGGGTACGTACGGTTGTACGTAAGGGTAAAAACTTTCCCATGTAGTAGCCATTTACACTGCCTCCGTAGGTGCAGAGCCCATATCACTCTGTGTTTTCGTGCCAATACCTGAAGCAAATGCTTGGTAGTGGGCGCCAGCTCTAGCAGCGTTCGCTGCGTGCTCAGCATCTTTAGAGAACGCTCGGTAAAGCATCCAGTCAATTAGGGCCGTTAAATAAACATCATCTAAACCTATTACGGTAGTATCACTACCTGCTGGGTTTAAAGCTGATTCAGATAATGCGTGTGTTACCGGTGTATCAGCGTACACAATTTCGACTTGCGCCGATGTTGTAGCTGGTGGGTACACAAAAAATTCTTTGGGTTGTCTTATGTCAAAAGTATAGTTTTGTATGTTAACTGTACCAGTCTCGGTATGCCAAGCTGGACGTTGGTCGTCTAAAACACTTCTATCGATAAGTCGTACTACTTTTTTACTAGATGTTGAAGCTAAGTTTCGCACTACATCAAGTAGTCGAACAGCACTAGAAAACCCTGTAGTTAGGGTTTGACGGGTTCCAGCAGCACAAGTAAAGGTACCAGTCTTGGAGTTCGCGTCAGGGCGCAGTAATACAATCTGCAGATAGGCTTCATTAAGCCAATTTTGCAGTTCTAAACGTGGCCATCGGACATTTGAGTCTTGAAGAACATCCTCGACACGCTTTATAACGTCAATAACTTTTATTGTTGCCACAGGTTGCTCCGTACATGGTTAGGTAAAAGGAGGGGGTTTACCCCCTCCTTAGCTAGGTTTGCCTATTAAGGCGTACCAACTAACGCAGTTACTAGAGCTTCTGATTTAACAACCTTACGACCGTAAACAGAAAGACCACGAACGATGTCGCCGAAGTCAGTTTGGTTACGTAAAGGCTCAGTCTTAGTGATTTGAGATGCGAAAGCACATGATGCTTTAGTACCTGCAACCATCATACGACGTAGCTTAGCACCTGATGCTGTAGCACCAGAAGATGTAGCAGACAAACCTGGAACTAATGCCTTACCTGCAGCACCGTGAGGTAGCAAGTTAGATACGTATACAGTCATACGGTCTAACATACCAATCTTACCAGTACGAATAGTACTAGACTGGTCACCAGTGAAGTACGCTTGCGCAATGTTAGACTGCATCAAGATGTTACGGTCTTTAGGTGAGATGATTAACCAGCGACCGTCTTCAGGAATGTTTTGCTCATCCATAGTAGCTGACATAGCTAAGATAGTGTTCAATACATTGCTAGCAGTAGCGTCGTTTACTGGAGCAGCATCAGTACCTAGGTTGTATGATGCAGAGATTGCACCAGCTGTCGCGCCTTTGTTGTTAGCGTGAGCACCTTCAGTTGAGAACCAGTTGAAGAAAGCTTCGTTTTCGATAGCAATCTTAAGTTGTTTCGCAGCGTCATCAGTAAATGTGTTCATCAAGTCGATATCAGCTTGGTGTGCTAATACGTCGTTAGTTTGAACTGAGAAGTACTTACCTTTGTTGATCTGCATATCAGTGTAGATCGGTGCAGGCACTTCGCTTGATAACGTAGAACCAGCGCCAGCGTAATCATTAATAGTGATTGAAGGTGCAGTACGGATACGGATAGTATCGCCTTGGTTCTTAATTTCGCCTTCCCAGTCAGTGTTAGACACTTCAGAAAGCATTGTGTTTGCATAAAATTTAGCATTCAGTTTGTTAGACCATAACTGTGGAATGAAACCACCTGAATACGTCGGGCTTGTAGTGAAATCACCTGTTGTTGGAAATACAGCAGCCATTTTTCTTACTCCTTATAAAAGTTTAACATTATTGTAGGCTAACGGCTGTTGAGTACAATCGTGACTAGCTTTTTACTCGTCCTTCCATGTACGCAGACGTTAGCTCTGCTTCAAGTTTTGCCGCCTCGTCATACTTACCCTGCGTGTTTAAAGTCCTGGTTTTAGCCCAAGCTCTATCCATCTGTGCAGCTGAATAAATCTTAGAACCTGCCGGGCTCTTACTAGCGCTAGTGCTAGACGAACGATTTGGCGTAACCTGCTTCTCAAGCTCTGCTTGGCGACTATCTTTTTCTTGTCCTACAGGTTCAACGCTTTCTCTGAATAGTTTCACATAATGTGCTACTGCTTCAGCGTCACCACTGTCAAACGCAGATTGTGCTTGGTCTCTACGAGGTCCCCTAGACATAGGGTCATACTCATTTAGCCATGCTACCCAACGTTCATCGTTGTCAAGCTGGTCAAACCCTGGAACTAAAACATTTAGTTTCTGAGAAAAACTCATCTCTCCAACTTGGTCTCCAGTATTTGATACTTGCTTACGCAATTCTTCAATTACCTTCTCCTGTTGCTCAAAACGCGCTTCATATTCTTTAGCAGCTTCTTTCGCAACACGACGTTGAAAATCAATCAAATCGTCACCGTACTCTTCTCGGTCGGCATCGGTTATATAACTAACTTCCTCTTTAGGTTTTTCAGTTTCTACTTTCTTCGCAGCTTCCATTTCCTTTCGGATACTTCCTAACTGGTCTGTAAGGTCTCTAACCTGCTGGTGCAGTCTAGGTACCTCAGCATCATACTTACCTCTAAGGGTGCTGTACTTCTGCTTAAAGTCGTCTACTGATTCCTTCTTAGGTTCATCAGCCGGCTTCGCTTCTTCAATTACTGCGTCTTTCTTCGGTTGTTCGTTCGGTACTTCGTTCTTGGTATCCTCAACTACTTCTAAGGTAGGCTCTTCGCCTTTCTTTTCCTTAGCTTCGTTTTGGGCTAGTTCTTTCTCTAACGCTTCAACTTCTGCAAGCTGCGCCTGTACTTGTTTTGGCAATGCCATTTTTCTTTCTCCTTAAAGCACCAACTCTGTTATGCAGCGTCCTATTGGTATGCTGCGCCCGTTATGGTGTGCTTAACAAATACGATAGTTTCCTATCGTTCCTCAACTACCTTCTGCGATTCTTCGACCGCTTTCAGTAAATCTTCAAAAGCTTCTGCTCGTCCTTGCAAACGGTGGATTAGACCCGTTTCGTTCGCGTACACTAACTTCTGCTTTGCTCCTTCAAGTTCATCCTTAAGGAGTGCCAACAAGGCTTCGTTTCCTGGCTCTCGTAACCCGTTTAGGGCTCTAACGGCCTGTGTTTCTAACTTATTGACGTAAATCATTTATCTACATAATACCAAATAAAACTGTTTTGTGGTAGTTATTTTTATCTACCGTTAGGTTTAGGGCTGAAATTGTTGTCCTGTCGACCACCCATCTCAGTTCCGTCTTCCTGTAAATTCGCTGCTTGCTGCTGTTCGTGCTGCATCTGCATCTCCATCATCATCTGCTCTTGTTGCTGCTGAGCTGCTATCGCTTGCTGTTTTTGGACTTCTTCACGCGATGGAACCAAGCGGTCAATGTTGGTGTTGAGATTTCCAGCAAGGTCGCGTAGTAGCTCCGCCGTGCCTGGAAGGCCAACAATTTGCTGTGCAACAGGGCTTTCCAATACCAGACGTAAGAACTCAGTTTTACGTACAGCCTCAGCTTCCTTGACGACAAGCGAGGTCGCTCCTCTTGCAACAATTTGAACATCTCCTATTAACTCCGGATCTTGTGAGTAACGCAAGTTTCTTTGGTACTGTCGCTCAAGCATAGGGTTAAGTACATCGTGGTCGATGTTACTAATTACCTGCTTAATACTCTTACCTGCATTAGATATTAACATAGACAGACCGGACGACGTACGGCCTGCACCTGGGACATGCTGCCCCGTCATATATTTAGGAATACCTGTAATGTCATCAGCTATGTCCATAAACCTATCAAACACGGCCATTAGCTCTGAAGCATTAGACTGCGGTTGGAAAAAGTTTATAGGCTGCGAAGCATCACCGTACTCTGACTGCTGGAACTGCCAAATCTTCCAAGGATACATCTGAGTGATGTCCTCACCTGCTGGCAAGCGGCTTACGTTAACGCCTACTTGCGGGCCTGAAGAAATACCCATGTTGTTAGCTAGCGAACGAGCCGCTGCGTTACACATGTTCTGGGCATCCATACATAAATCTGAAACACCGTTTCCGTCGATGCGGCCAGGGACCTTTTCGAACGACGATACGTAATATGGTTTACGACCGATAGGGTCGTAGTTTAATACTGCTTTAATAACAATGTTGTCAACCATCCATACTTCACATGGGTATGACAACTGAGGGTCTTCAATTTCTGTTTCGTCTAAGCCCCAATCTAGGAGTAGTTTACCTGGGATAGAGTCCCAAAGCTGAACTGCTGCGATTAAGTCTGAGTTCGCTTCATCAAAATCTTTACCTTCTAACGCCTCGAAGTCCGAGTCATCACGGTCTAACCACTCAAAACCTTCCGACCCGAAGTCCGCTAACAACGCTCGTACTGACGCCTCGTCGTACCCCTCGACGCCTATCATGGCTTCGACGTCTTCTCTAGTCAGGTGGTGTATCTCAATAACTGGCATGTTCTGGATGTCGTCGCCCCACGGAGCCCAGTAGAATTTGTATGGGTCGACTCTTTCCCACTCATCTCTTACGATTTCTGTCGGAACGAGCTCGCCGTTCTGCCACTGCAGTTTCTTACGCTTACGTGGAACTGGACCTTTAAGTACAGCATACGGGTACGTCGCGATGTCGTTAGTAAACTCGAACAACGCCTTAATGAACCCACCTTCTAGGAGCTGGTCTTCCATTTTCTCCTCCATACGCTCAACGCGTTTGTCAGAGTCATGCTTCATCTCACGCATGGCTGTGTCTTTCATGCCTGACGCTAACTGCTTAAGGTCTTGCTCAGATATTTCACCACCACCCATCTCGTAGTACTGCGCTAAGTTCTGCTGCATAATACCTTGTAGCCTATCAATTAATTCTGGTGGGACTTCTGGAATAGGAGTAGCTTCAATAGACCACGGCTTATCAGAACCGGTACCTAGTAGTGTGTCACGTAGCCATGCGGTAGCTGTACGACACTTCGTACTAACAATACCCATGAATAATTCTGAACCACCTTGCGCTTGAATCTCTGCTAGTTTCTCTGGTGAGTACTCCATGTTACGAGCACGAGCAGTTTCAACTAAGCGAGGCTCAATCTCCTGCTTCTTATGGTCTCGCATCGTAGTCCAACGTTTGCGCGTGTGCGCAGCTAAACCTACAAGTAATTCACTTTGTTGTTTTTCTTCCGACTCACGCTTAGCCTGGGCTTCCAGGTCTGACGCACGAGCTACGGGGATTAGA